CTCGAAATACACGGCATGGATGTCGGTGGCCAGCGCTTTGATCTCGGTGAGCCAACGTTTAAAGCGCAGGTAACGCATACCGCCGCCTTCAAACCGCTGGGGTTTGAAGCTGGCAAAGCCGTGCGCGATCTGACCATCCTTGGATCGCAGAGCCCAACCGGTCGTCGTTCCCAGATCAATGGCCAGAACCACCACCCGGTTTCCCGGCAACGGTGTATCGACCGATGAAACACTCCGACGTAGGTCAGAGGGAACCACAGGTCCCTCTCCTACGTAGTAGGAGGGGAGTTTTCTCCAACTGGATTTTTCAGGAAAACCCAGCATCCATGCGGGTTTGCGGCCAGTTGGCAAGTTGGCAGCGTTGCCAACTGCCAACTTTGCCAACTTAGGCCTAAGTGGTTGATTTATATGGGAATGAAGTTGGCAAGGGTCTGCCAACTGAATCCAGTTGGCAAAAAGTGGGGTCCAGTTGGCAAAACTTTTGCCAACTTGTTTGCGCAAACTCTTGCGGGTTCCTGCGTACGCCTGCGGGTCCATGCCAGCCGTTGCTAACGGATAGCCATTGAGGGCGTTTGCGGGTTGATGCGGGTCAATGCGGGCGTGTGACAACGCTGCACTTGTGCGGGTTCTATCTTGGCAAATCGTGTTCATTCTTGCTCCTGCGGGTCGTTGCTAATTTCTTGGTAAACCCACACATCCGGGTTTTCGACGGGCATCGCGGCCCCGGATTGCGGGCATTTGTAGTGGGTTGGCAGCACCCCGAGCGGGCGCAGTGGCAGCTCGCCGGTGTCTGGATCGGGCTCGCCTATGTGCGTGTTCAGGACCATGCCCTCGACGCACAGGTAGCCAAACTTGGAGCGCCCAATCGAGGGCAGTCCGTAGTCCGTGCTGTTGCGAAAGAACTTGATGTAGCCCTGCGTGGACAGGGCCGAGATCCGCTCGCGGATCGTGCGCTCGCCGCCCAGACCGGCCTTGCCCTCAAAAGACTCGGCCAGTTGGTTGGCGGTGTAGCAGCGACCCTGCGCCGCCTCCTCAAATAGGATCTGCAAAATCGCATCGCGCTTTCGCCTGCGCTCGGCATCGAGCCGCTCGCCGTACTCCTTGAGCACCAGCCTGTCATTGACATCGACCTCGTGCCATTGGCCGTCCATCTTGTCGACGAACTTGGTCTCAATGGCCGGGCCGTTGCGCAGCTCGTAGATCAGCTGGCGGGTGCTTTGGGCCTCGTCGGGGCGAAACAGCAGCATCCCGGACGAGTAGTAGCCGCGCAGACTGCCAGCACCTGCCAAGGCCTGAAACGGGTCTTCCTCAAACTGGCGCTTGCCCAGCTTTTTGGTGTGGTGCGCCAGGATCACGCCCGCATCGGGGTTAACCGCCTGGCGAATGCGCTCCACGCGCTGAGACAAGAAGTAAAGCATCGCGCCGTTGTCGTTCTCGCCGCCTGCGTCGCCCCCGTCAAAGACGTTGCGGATCGGATCGATCACGATGATGTCGGGGGTCTGACCGTTGAAGGCGGCCACCATGGCCGGGATGACCTGCGCCAGCCCGTCGTCGTCCAGAATCAGGCGCAGTTGCGGCGTGGCCATGAAATTGGTGCGCGCCAGAATCAGGTGTTCTGGCGAGAGGCGAATGCCTTTCACCCGCTCGCGCAGGTAGTGGTACTGGACCTCGGCTTGCAGGTAGAAAACCCGCAGTGGCCTGGGCGGCCTCATCCCCAAAAACGATGCACCAGCGGCCACGTGGGTAAGCCAGGCCAGCAGGAAGTCGCTTTTGCCGACCTTGGGCGCACCGCCAAACACCAGCAAGCCGCCCGGGGTCAGCACGCGTGGCTCAATCAAATCTTCGGGCAGTGGCGAGTCATCGTCTAGCAATGCGCCGAGCGTGAAGGTCGGCACCATGGGCGCGGCAGCTTTGATCACTCGGCGCTCAGCCTGCGCGATGAAGGCGGCGCAATCAAAGCCATCCTGTGCTGCGTCGGCGGCGTCCCACTTGAGCGGCTTGTCAGCTGGCGGCACGAGGATGGACACCGACTGGCAGCCCACGGCAGCGCAAGCGCGTGCGGCGCTCTCGGCGTAGTCCCAGCCCGGCGCATCGCGGTCGGGCCAGATCAGCACATCTTTGTTCTTGAGCGCAGACCAGTCGGTCTTGTCCACCGGTGCTTTGGCACCGTTCATGGCGGTGGTGGCCACGATGCCTGCGCCAATCAGGGCGTCGGCACACTTTTCACCCTCGACCAGGATCACGGTGCGAGCCGTCTGCAACGCTGGCAGGTTGTAAAGCGGGCGCGGATCGGGGGCACGCCACATCCGTGCGCGCACATCCCACGGCCTGAACTCCTTGCCCGATGGCGGGTCGTAACGGTAGACACAGGCAATCAGTTCGCCATCGAGCCCGACATAGTCCCACTTGGCTGTGTAGGGGCCGAGTTCATCCATCGGGACCGTTCGCATCTCGCGCCTGACCCCATGGTCCACGGGCGGCGCAAAGCCGAGCCACTGCCGGATTTCATCGGCGATGCGCGGAAAGTCCTGCTGCGTCGACAGCCCCCGTGACTTGGCCCAGGCTGCGATCAGGTCGCCGCCATCGTCATCGGCGAAATCCTTCCACAGCCCGCGCCGAGGACCATCAAGCTCCACCACCAGGCTCTTGCCCGGCGCGCCGTCAATGTCACCCACATAAAACTTGTTGCCGCGAATGCGGCCACTGGGAAACAGGTACAGCAGCACCGATTCGAGCCGGTCCAACAGACCATCACGCAGCGCCTGCGTGTCAGCCGCTGTTTCCAGCCTTTGTTCGGGGGCGTTGTTGTAGTCCAGCCAGACGATGTTTCCAGCCGTCATTGAGTCCCCCAGCAGCGGTCCTGCCAAGCGCAGAACTTGCACTCCATATGGGTAGGTGTGGTGGCAAAACGTGGCAAGACCTCGCTTGCACTGGTAGCAGTGATGACGCGCACAGCGCGGTCGGACATGCGCTGCGCCAGCCCGCCATCAAAGGGCAGCAACTCGAACCAGATTTCCTGGGTGTCTTTGTTGATGGCGGTGAAAAGCGCCGGGTTGGCAGAGATGCCCGGAATGCTGGCCTCCATGTAGGCCTGGTAGACCGCAACCTGTGCGGCATAGACAGGCTTGGACTTGGACACCCCGTGCTTGACGGTATCGCGCCAGGACTTGTCGTTCATGGTCTTGAACTCCCAGAGCGCCGGGTAGCTCACGCCCAGATCGGCCGGACCGGTATTCAAGATCCCGTCGACGTGACCACGGATACGTCCACCTGCCACCGAGAAGCCAAACTGACCGCCCTGGACTTTGCGCGTGTACAGGTCAAACCCCGCCATGCGCAGCCAGCGGATGGCCAGGTCTTCCAGGGTGTGGCCTACCTCAAAGATGCGCAGCAAGCGGCCTGAAAAATCACGGCCTTCGTCCACCGGTGTGTGCGTGAACTCATATTGCAGCGCGCGCTCGCACGAAACGCCCAAGCGCGATGCGCCCAGGTAGTCGCGCGGCGTCTGGCCATCGCGCTCGCGAGTTAACGCTGTATCAATGAGCTGGCTGATCTGCTCCTGAATTTTGGGGCGGGCGTTGAAGTCCAGCATCACACACGACCCTTCTGCAAGCTCAGGCGCTCTTGCAAAAACGACCGGTCGCGTGCGGCCATGCGTTCGTGCTCAGCCGTCATCTGGCCCTGGTAGGCCGTGACAACGACATCAATCAGTGTCAGCACCTCCATGCGGCTGTAACTGGCCAGCGGGCGGTCCATGCCGATGCCGCTCACGAACTCGCCCAGTGGTTGCAGGCACGCGCCCATGGCGGTGGTTTCCATTTCACTTGGATCAATCATTTGTCCCTCCGTCTTATTCATGAGTGTTGAGAAGGCGTTTTGGCAGCGGCGCGAGCAAAACACCCATTGGTCTGAGTAGCGACCGGGGTCGCTTCGTTTGAGGCTGGGGTTAAACCAGCCGTAGCCTTTGGCCTGGCGGGCACAGACCGCGCACTTCAAGCTGCCTCCAAAACATGGGGATAGCTGCTGTGGCTGGTGGCGCTGCCGTGATGCGCGTCATTGGCAGCGGTGACCAAACGCTGAATCTCTTTGCGTTTGAACTGAAACGACAACAAAGCGGAGGCCTGGTAGCGCGTCATGCCGAAATCGGTCCGCATCGCCTCTGGCAGATAGACCAGTTGCTTGACCGTGGGTGGCTCGTTGAGCCAGCGCCGGGTCTTGTGCGCCGAGTCGGCCGACTCGTGGTCGTTGAGCCAGTCATCCGCGCGCGCCATGCACACGGTGCGCTCGCCCACAGCCAGCAAATTTGGCCGCAGCGACTTGGCCCCGCCAATGGCATGCCAGCGCCCGTTCAGGAAAAACACGCCGCCCCAGGCCGTAAAACCCGTGGCCATTAAGGCGTCGTCGCAGCCAAACAGATCGCA